GTAAATTTTTTACAACCTCATCATTGTATGACATATTGACAGATTGGTCAATTATATTATGTTTTTGTTTAAACAATGTAACCAACTTATCACAATATTCGGAATGTTTTGTCACAGGTATTATCTTGTTTACATCCTCATTATTAAAATATTTAGATTGATAAAATGTGTGTGCGTTTGTCGTCACATCTTCAATATGTAAAGGTCGGTTATTTAATAAATAATAGTTAAGATTTAAATCAATAACATTATCCCAATCAAATAGATATAAGAATCTTTTTTTATCATAAACATATTTTTCATGCTTTGATTTTAAATCTTTGATATAGTCTATTGATAAATTTAGACATTCGGAATGATTAAAAGGCAGGATATATTGAGAATCATTTATATCAAAGTAAATCAAACATAATTCATTTTTTGACGGATGTTTGTGTATGTCCGTAAAAATTGGAATTACAATTGAACTATGATTCGAAAATAACTCTACAAACTCTTCAAAAC